AGCATTTGCGCACGCCCCCCGCTTGGCAATCAAAAGTTATCACATCCATCATGTGAGTGGAATTCCAAAAATATAAACATCTGCGGTCGCCGCTGAGCCGTGGGCGGTCGTAAGGCTGAAATACAGTTCGCCCGCCGTGACAGTGCTGGCGTTGACTGCGGCGGTCAGGGTAAGTGATTCGACCACTGTGGATGAGGTCAGGGCAGAATATGTTTGCGTCGCCGCCACGACCGCCGTTCCGCCTTTGCTCGTAGCAGTATAAATCCCGCCCGCCGCTGTTGTCATGCTGGTTGAGGCATTCGTGACCAAAATTTTCGTGATTAGATATTTCAGGCCGTTTGCGGTTGTGATTGCGATACCCTGGTCGGCAGTGCTGTTGAAATTTAGCCCCTTACCCACCCCGAGAAAGGTTTCAACACCATTGGCCGTGAAAACCGCTGTATTTGCCGCGCCGGTGAGCATCATTGACGCTTCGCTTATGTTGCCAGCGCTGTTGCCTCGCCCCCAAACCATCGTGGATGTTTGGCCATAGCTTGAATTGAAAACTGCGTTGGCTGGCACGTTATTTGTCGCGACATTTCCATTGATTCCCCAATAAATCTCATCGGTTCCCTGTTTTGCCAAACCGATTGTGTACATATTGGCTGCGGTCGGGGTAGGGCCGCCCTGAAATCGTGCGATTTGCGCTTGCTCTGCGGTCGTATAGCCACCCCCAAAAACATCAAGATTAAATCCTGGCGCGCATTGAATGCCAACCTTATTAAATAGATTTCCTGCCACAACAAACCAGTTTGCGCCGTTGCACATGACGCGAATCCAGTCGTACTCATTGGCCAAAACGATTGTTTGATTATCAGGGCCGGTGCCGGTGAAAGTTTTATAATTTCCTTCGGTGATGGTGATGGTGTTGCTGCTCGTATCTGTTTTTTTGATAGTAATGGCTTTACTGGCCGACCCTGGCGCGTGTGCATTTGGCAATGTGAATGCAACATTTCCGCCGTTTGCGCTGACCAAATAAGTATCTTTGGTCATGTCGGGAATATAAGTCAAAGGCCCTGCGCTGCTGACGAAATAATTTTGCACCAGCGGCAAATTTGTGCTCGTGATTTGCCATGTCGACCCGTTGGTCGTCATCACCAGCCAGTCATTTTGATTATTCATATAAACAAAACCAAGGCTATCAGGACCAGGGCCATTGCCGCCATTTTCATAAACTGTAATTGTGTTTGTGCTGTTGTCGGTGCGCTTGAGATAAAGCACCATTCCTGGCACTGTGTCGGCCAGAGGCAAATTCACAATCATATTTCCCGAAAATGCGCTCAGTAAATAATACGATTGCGTGCCATCGACGTTCAATTGACTTTGGCCGACAATAAAAGGGATATTGAAGCGCTGCAAAGTAAGCGTCGCATCGCTGATGAGAGTTTTTCTAAGCGTGTTTTTTGTCGGATAACCTGAATTGTATGCGCAATATTGCCCGCCGGACTGGTCATAAATTGCCGCACCAGCTGATTCAGATTCAAAATTATAAATTGCAGTGTCGAGGCTTCCACTTTCAAGCCAAAATCCAGGCAAAGGCCCCAAACTTTCAGCGACCGGATTGATAAATTCGTTTTTATTTGCATTTGCGCCAAGCCGAAAACATGCGGTGGCGCCAGGATATAAATTTGCTTCACAATCAATAAAAGAATTTTGATAACGCCCATATTGAATGTGAAATCCGCTTCCTGACATCGGCGAGCCATGAGAATAAACGCGCACCGCATTAAATTTATTTGCATTCGGCGTGTCGCCCGCGCCGCTGGTCGTCAGCAAAACACCTTCCAAAGATGGCTGCTCAATCAAAACTCTAAAAAAATTGTTCCAGTAGCAAGGATTATTTGGTGTTTGATATCCGTCGAGATAAAGGCCATATTTTGCTTGAAAAATTGCCACATCAGTCACGGCGTTTGCCACGCATGGGCCATTGGCACCAAAAAATCTAATACCAGCATTTCCGCCTTGTGTTTGAAAACTTTGCAGCAAATTAAATTGCCCCTGCACTTGAATCACATCATCGGTGCTGCGCGCTTGCGTGATGATGCTGCTCTGTCCAGCGCCGATGAGAGACTGATAATTTTGCATAATAATCGGGCCGGTGATGCGAAATTCGCCAGGCGGGACATAAACCGCATCGGTTGAATTAAATGCAGCCTGGAATGCTTTCGTGCAATCCGTTGTGCCATCGCCGACCGCACCAAAACTTGTGACTGGAATGATAGGACTACTGCCGCCCGCACCCCCTGGCGTGCCGCTCGCGCCGCCGACGCGATTGAAAAGCTGCAATAGGAAATAATACCATTGCTGGCTGATGAGGCCCGTGTTTGTATCGACAAGCTGTAAATTCGCGGGCGGAAATTGAATTTGGTTGGTGTTTGAGGTCATGACCGACCCTGGCGCATGTTAATAAACGCACCATTTAGCGCGGTTTTCGTCGGGCATGACCACGACAACTCAAACACGCGGTCTCGGGCAATTCCCAACCTGCGCCATTGCGGCGATGTGCGGTAAAGGCCGAGCGCGCCGAGCGGCTGTTCTACCCAATTTCCAAATGTTTTGCCGCGGTCGTCGCTCCACCTCAATGAAATCATTGGCGGGTTGGTCTGGCTCGAGCCATCGATTGCGCCGGTGTCTGTTCCGACTTCCATATCAGCATCGAATGCATCGTAATAAATGCGCTGGTTGTCATCGCCCATCAGGTGCGGAAAGCCGCGCACATAAACGGTCGGCGTGGTGTTATCCTGAAATTGCGAAAGGCTGAGCGCATATAAATTTCCGTTTTGGAAATCGCCCATCAAAATTTTGCCATACGCCGCGGTGACGCAATTGCCCCAATGCCGCATAAAATTTCCTTGCGGGTCGAGGCACAATGTTTCGTGCCATTCTTGCGTGGCTTCATCAAAGCACCATGAGCGGTTGGCATTTGGAAACACTAGTTGATAAAATGAGTGGCCCTCGATTTGATAGCAAAAACCGATTGCATCCGACACAATGGCATATTGCGCTATTGCGGTTTCGATGGCGTGTGTCGAAATCCGGTGCGCAGCATAACCATTGCCTTTGTACACAATGCGCTGGCCCTGCACATCATTGCCAAGCCAATAAACTGAAACATCCTGAGTAGCAATTGAATATTTTGCGGCTGAGCCATGCATCAAAAACACACCAGGGATGGCTTGAAATGTGAAATCTGATGCGCCCGAGTTAAACCATACCTCAGTCGTTTCAGTGCCAATGAGCCAAATCTCGCGGTGCGTGACGATGAGCGATGAAATCGGGTCTGCCTTTCCTGACTTGGCCGCAATATCGAGCGAATCAAATGCTGTTCCTGCGCCAGCGGTCGTGAGCATCGTTGCGGTGATTTCTGAAAGCGAAATATACATATTCGCCGTTCCTGGCTGATTAAAAACAAAATAAGTGTCGGTAAAATCAACTTTGTCAGCGCCTAGAAAATTGGTGTCGGCGATTTGGGAAAATGGATATCCTGGCGTGGTGAGGTCGATGCAATATCCGTTTGCACTTCCATCGACAATGACCACAACAAGGCCGTTGTCGCTCATTGAAATTTGCGAAAACCACGTTGTGACACTTCCCAAAAGTGTAAAATTAAAAAGCGGGTCAATGTAATAAATATTTTGGCCGACTACCCCAAAAAGCGCGCCATTTGTCGCAAAATATAATCCGCGCCAACCATTCACCGGCGCGGTTGCCACTGGTAAAAGTCCAGGACGCGGATAATACGTCATCGGCACAGGTGCACCCTGCGGATTTCTTTCACCAAAAAGATTTACGCATCTTTGCGCGTCAGCAATCAGGCTTCGCGCTTTATATGAGCCACCGATGAGAGGCACGCGCATGATTTCACCTCAATATACTTGGTCAGAGTAAGGGTCCCAAATTGCATTGCGCAACAGGTCGGATGCGACTTGCAGCGTGGGAATTTCAAAGTTCGCCCCCGTCACCGCGCTAATTGCTTCATCGAGCAGCATTTCCAGGTCAGGGTCACTGCCCATTTGATATGCGACGCGATTGCGCTTGGCGAGCGCGAGCGTGATTAAAGCCTCATATTCCGGTGGAAAATTTACAGTTTGCGTGAGGCTTGTGAAACGCGTGACCTGCTCTTTGAAACAGATATGCAATTCGTAAAGGCCGGAATTTGGCAAAGGCCAAGGATAAACCGTTCCCTCGCCAGTTTCATATGAATAATCATAATATAAATACCTCGTGAAGCTGGTCAGTTGCTTGAGGGCGATGCGATTGTATGCATCGCGTGACATTAGAATTTCAAGCGGCCAGTCGACCTGATTCGGCGCTGCGTTGATAAGTTGCCGCAAGAATGCGCTGTCGATTTTTGCAGGAATTATTGCTGGTGTGGTGACGCCATTGCTACCGGCAAGCGTAAAATTTCCACTTGGCCCGACGCTGTACGATGTCGCATTTGTTGCGGTCGCAACGTACTCATTCAAATGCCAAACATAAAATTGTTTGCGCGCCCAAATCGAAATCATTTGATTGAGTCGCGTGAATGAGTCGTTGATATCCTCGGCAAGCGGCGTCTGCCCCACACCGACAATGCCCGAATCCTTGAGCGAAAGCGTGATTAAATCCTGTACCAGCGCCATGCCGCCCCCCTATGCCCGCGCGTTATGCCGCGGGTGGTGTAGCAGGGTCTTGACCGGTCAGGATATTCAGCGGGTTCAACTCAGCATCGCCAGGAACGGGCGCAACCGGTGCGACCGGCGGCACGACACCAGCATCGGCCGGCACTGGTGCTGGTTGCGGTGCAGCAAGTTGAGGCTGATTTTGAGCGGCGTTGTAAGCCAAAGCGCGTTGCAGTGTTGCGCGAAGGTCATCAGTTGACAATGTTTCGTCGACTTGCGCGCCCATCGTGCTCAAGCATGAAAGAATAAAATTCCGCTCGCCCTGCTCTTGAAGTGCCAGAGCATTTGATGAAACCGGTTCGGATTTGGGATATTTATCTTTCATTAAATAGCCGAGGATTGCAAATTCTTCCTCTGGCGAATTAACAGTTGTTCCTTTGTGCGGATATTCATCCGGCGTGCGATAAACCATTTTCGGATATTCCCGATAGGTGTATGGCTCGAATTTGATGTTTGGATTTAGACTCATGTTTTCCCCCTGGGTTGGCGCCTCTGATGTAAAAAAAGGGCGAGCCAATTATGACTCGCCCAATCCCCCATGACAAGACTGTTATTTATTGCACGTCGGCAACCACAACCGCCCATTCCGGCCGCACCCACAAGTAACCATAGAGCACGTCAAGGCGGGTGATGAGCTGGTCGGTTCCAATCATGTAACCGGTAAGCATACGCATCGACACGCTGTCATATGATTCGCGTGCATATTCCTCGACGCCTTTGGTCGGCATTTCAAGGTCGGCAAAAGCCAGGGTGACAGCTTGAGGCGCAAACGCAATGTTTTTGCGGTACGTCGCACCAGCGGTCGGGGTTGATGCATCAAACGTGATGGCCGCGCCGTTAGCTGGCGATGCCGTGACGGTTTGATATTGCACCGCGCCCACGCCGGTCGCAGCCACATAGCTTGATGAGCCAGGAATCAATGCCGGAAAAATCGGAATTGATGTCGCGCCCGTTAGCACTGGTGCCGTTACAGTGAATTGGCGCAGAACGCCCGTTGACTGTTTGGTGATGCGGTTGACTGCATACACACCAGCGATGTTGATGATATCGCCCTGCGCAAATGAGCCGGTGATAGCATTCACGATTAGCGTGTTACCCGTTTGGCTCGCGCCGTTCACTGTACCTGATGAAAATGTCCCCATCGTGTGCAGCAACGCGGTCTGGTCTTTCATCCAGTCAAAGCCGAGCGCTTGGC